TAATTCAGAGTTACGACACGGCTTTTAGCAAGCGTGAGACTGCGGATTTTTCGGCTATTACCACTTGGGGTGTGTTTTATCCTAACGAGGGCGGGAGCGGACCTAATTTAATTTTGTTAGACAGTAAAAAGGGGCGTTGGGATTTTCCAGAATTGAAAGCTATAGCTTTTGAGGAGTACAAGTTTTGGGATCCTGACACGGTTATCATTGAGGCGAAGGCTAGTGGTTTACCATTGACTCACGAGCTTAGAAATGTGGGTATACCTGTGGTTAACTTTACTCCGAGCAGGGGTAATGATAAGATTAGTCGAGTACACGCTATAAGTCCTATGTTAGAGTCTGGTATGGTTTGGGCCCCTGACAAAGTTTGGGCTGACGAGTTGATCGAAGAGGTTGCGGCGTTTCCGAATGGGGAGCATGACGACTTGGTTGACAGCATGACACAAGCCTTAATGCGCTATCGGCAGGGTAATTTTGTCCAATTGCCAACAGATGATTGGCATGACGACGAAGTTTCTGCTAGGGTGCGGGTATATTATTGACGGAGGGCCTTATGGCTATTGGCGGATTAATGGATACTAACGTTCCAAGTCAGTTGGACGAGGATACTTTACGCGCTGAATTAGAGATTGAGATTCCTGATTCTGGTGCTGACCCGTACTTAATGTCTGCGGACTTTGACCCGGATGCTCCGGAGATTGAGATTACCGAGGACGACGACGGCGGAGTTATTGTTGACTTTGACCCGAGTGACATGCGCGGGGATTCTGAAGAGTTTTACTCAAACTTGGCGGAAGAGATGCCGGACCGCGAGTTAAGCAGCATTGCTTCTGATTTGCTTGGTGCGTTTGATTCTAACAAGTCTAGTCGTCAGGAGTGGGAAGACACTTACAAGAATGGTTTAGATTTGTTGGGTTTTAACTACGAGGAGCGCACTACACCGTTCCGCGGTGCGAGTGGTGTGACTCATCCTTTGTTGGCCGAGGCTGCTACGCAATTTCAGGCGCAAGCGTTTAATGAGTTATTGCCTTCTAGTGGTCCTGTTCGGGCGGTTGTTTTGGGCAAAGACACGCGAGAAAAGCAGGATCAGGCTCATCGTGTTAAGCAGTTTATGAATTACTACATTACGAATGTCATGGAGGATTACACTCCTGACATGGATCAGATGTTGTTTTATTTACCGTTAGCGGGAAGTACGTTTAAAAAGAT